TTGACTAGTGGTTTCGGGATGGCTGGGGGCGGTGAGGTGGTAGATGATGCAGTAGATGATGGTACTGGTGAGGATGCTGTAGCAGAAGAGACTGCTGTAGCAGAAGAGACTATACAATCTTTTCTCAAAAGAATACCACAAGTTCCAACTAATTTAGGTAATGTAGAGGCTGCACTTTGGTTAAAAGATCAAGAAGGGGTTAGCCCAGAGGATGTACAAAGGTGGGCTGAGTGGGCACGGCAGACCAATAGAACAGCTACAGTAGACGATGATTCTGAGGTTATAGATGATACAGAAGAAGTTGAAGAGACTTATGAAGATAGTCTACCTTGGGAACTACCTGGAGTAGATGAAGCAGATGAAGCAGATGAAGTAGTAGAAGAAGAAACCATAGAGTCTTTTCTAGCTAGAATGCCTGAGGAATTACCTGGGCTAGATCCTACTTTTCGTAGACAGTATGACAATGAAGAAGATGCTTTAAGTTGGCTAACTGCAGAAGGCCTAACAGATGCAGACGCAAAAAGATGGTTGCAGTGGGCTGTTGATAATAATGTAGTAAATGTGGAAGGCCTGGCAGCTACTGGAGAAGATGTCTCTTATGAAGATTTAGACTCACCTGAAGAAACTGACGATGAAGCATTAGCTCGCTTTAGTCAAGTAACCGATACTTTACCTCCTGGAACTATTAGAACTCTTATTCAAGATACAGGCTTTACTGAAGATCAAGTTCGCCAAGCAGGAAGTTTATTTAGGCTTGGAGGTGAGCTTGATTTTGTAGATGGCGAAAAAGCTTTTAATGGATATGTAGAAGCTGTTCAAGCAGGCACTGAGCAAGAATGGCTCCAGAACTTTGAAGAGTTGATGGCGAATAGAGGTTACGATCTAGGAGGAGAATTAATAACAGCTGATCCTCTTTATACCTTTGGCACTCCTGAGAATGAAGCAGCTATAGCTGAAGTAGATATGGAAGAGCTTATGCTTAGACTTCCTGAGCCTCCAGTAGAGCTTGAAAGTCTTTTAGATAAATGGTTCTGGATGCGGGATCAGGTAGATGCAGACGGTAATCCTATCTTGAGTGACATTGAGTCAATGGCTTATTATAAGCAGATCAAGGATGATTGGGAGGAGACTAATAGGAATACTTCAGTAGGTGGAGCTGGAGGTCTTGGAGACGCTTCTGATCCTGCAAATCTGGAGAGTATTCAGAGTACTATAGCTACAGAGATCGAGAAGACAGTTCAGGATATGGGCTTCAATTCTGAAGAGTATAAAGCTTCTCAGACTACAGCTCTTGAGGAGAGGTATCAAGATGCCAGGGTTCGACTTGGTCGACAGTTTGGAATAGATCCTGGTGGGCCTAAGACTGGAAGGGCTCAGAGAAGTTTTGAGATTCTGGAAAGTCAGAGAATCCAGGACTTGTCGGCGCTGGACTCTGAGGTTCAGGACAGAGTGCAAGCTGCCAGGGATAGCACTATTACTAATCTGGTAAATGCCTTTTCTTCCATTACTACTGGTAAGATTTCTGAAGCTCAGTTAGATGAACAACAGAGACAGTTTAATACAGAGCTCAGGGAAAGCGTACGGCAGTTCAATAAAGATATCGCAATTAGGCTTAAGGAGTTTGGGCTTAACGAGACTGAGGTCGAGGCAGCGATCTCAAAGATCAATAGTGATATTGTTAATAATACCAGGGCGATATCAGCGGACATTAGCCAGGCCTGGGCTGAGGTTACTGGTGAGGTATCAGTTCCTGGCGGGACTCTTTCTCTTGAAGACTTGGGTATTCCAGAGTCTGAATGGTCCATGTTTCCTTACTTGCCTCCTAGTGAAGATATGAAGAACTCTATTAGGATGAGCTTTGAGGCTATGCTTGGGCGAGAGATGAGTGACGGTGAGTTGAATAATCTTTTAGCTAATGGTAGGATTAAAGTAGAAGATAGTATGCCTACTCAAAGAGCTAAAGAGTTTGCAGCTACTGTTATGCAGCAGAATATGGATAGAGTTTCTAAGTATGATGCTATAGCTGAGGAGAATCAATTAGATAGGGATAAGTTTACTGAAGCTAAAGATCAAGCTGACAAAGAGTGGAATAGACTTAATTTGCAAGTAGCGGAAGAGTTCGGACTAGATAGTAATACCTTTCGTAACTCTATGTGGGACTTGGATCAGAGGCTTAGTAAAATCTTCTTTAATGAGGAGTATACAGAAGTTGAGAGGGACAGAGCTAGGCGAGGGGCTATTAACGCTGTTGGTAAAGCATACTTTCCAGATAATCAAGGAGCCTTTCTTCAAGCAAAAGATCAGTATGACGTTCTTTATGGAGATAGGGAAAGAGCTGTAGCTAATGCTTTTGGAATGGATGCTGAAACTTTTGCTAGGGCTAGTAGGCAGGCTGATACTCAAGAGCAGAGATACTTAGATGTTTGGACAAGCTTGTTAGCAGATGTTGAGACTGAGACGATGGCTGCAGACTCAGAGTGGAGGGAACGATACGAAGAAGAGATGGCTGACCCAGAAGCAAGACAAAGCATGATGGATAGAGCTAGAGGTCTTCCTCTTTTTGGTCCTTTTGTTGAGGCTGTATTTCCAGACAGAGATATTACAGCTACTGAAATAGACTTTACATGGGAAGGTGAATTTAACCAATCATGGCTGGGTGGTATAGAAGGGGTTGTAAAATCTCTAGGTGCAAGTACTGCAGGGCTGTATATTCCAGGAGCAGAAATAAATCCATCTCAGGCTACTAGTTGGTTTTTAGATAATGCTTCAGAGGATACTTTAGAGATTTTAAAGGAAGCTTTTAATCTTAATCTACCTTCAGGAGCTATACAAAATGAGGATACATTAAGACGCAATCTATATTCTTATTTTGAGGCTATTAGGGATGCCCCAGAAGGTGAAGGGCCTGGACCCTTTAATGTATCTTATATGCCTGGAGACTGGTTTAGTAGACAAGATAAAGAAATCCAAAGTGCTATTATGGCTCTGCTAGGCACTACAAACTTCTCTCCAGAAAGATCGCAGCCAGGAGGATCTGCTCTTGGGTCTATAGGTACGTTGATAGGAGCTGGAGTAGGTGGGTATATAGGATATACGACAGGAGGGCCTTCAGGAGCTCTTGCAGGTGCAGAAACTGGAGCTGGATTAGTTGATGATATAATGCATCATTCTACTCATACTGGTAACTAAATTGATTTCTTAAACTCTATAACAATTTGTTACGGAGAACAAAATGGGATTCGCACAAAAATTAGGTGAGTTCACAGAAGGTTTTGCAGGAGGACTTCTTCCAGGCCTGCAAGCAGGTTCAAGAATCGCAGGCCATAGACAGACTAGAGCCCTTGCACAGAAGAGAGAAAATAGATTAGCAACAGCGGCTGAGCGATCTGTTATTACTGATATGTTTAGTCGAGACCCTATGGGAGCTATAACTTTAGCTGAAAGTAAAGGGTTTACTAATCTTGCATCATCTTTACGTAGGAAGACATCTGGGGATGTCAAGACTTCTATAACAGGAGCTTTAGCTGGCGCTACTATGGGACCTACACCAGCGCCTACTGATTTTTCTCTGTCTGGCCTACAAGCTTATAATGAAGGTTTAAGAAAGCGTGAAGGCGATCTTAGGACTGGCGCTGGGGGAATGGCTATTGCTAGAGCTGGTATTCCCGAAGGCTTCGATAATACTCCTGAGGTTCAAGCTCTCGAGAGAAGGGGTGCAGAGTATGATAAGATGATAGCCGAGACAGGAAGAAATATAACTGCTATGGATAAGTTTATAGCAGATATACAAGGTATTAATTTCCTGTCTGCTGATGCCCATGATCAAATTGATATGGCGTCTAATAGTTATGCTATGGCTATGAATGCTACTCCAGAACAAGTTATAGCTTATAAGGAAACTTTGAGGGAAGCAGCTGAAAAAGATGTTGTAGAAACTTTTCGTCCTATTATAGAATCAGCAGACATAGAAGGATTGGACCAGCTAGAAAGCGCTTACACTGTTATGGGGTTTTACCCAGAGTTAGATGCTCTTCTAACTATTAGGAGGGGTACTCTACAGCGGGAACTGGATAGAAAGGGAATGACTCCTGCTGAACAGCAACGGAAAGACGCTATAAGGAATCAGATACAAATACTTAAAGATGGTGTAAAATTTTCAGCTATAGTCAATCCTCTTGAGGCTGAGGCTTCCCTTGAGCAAGTTGCTAATTTAATGAAAGAGTTGGGGTATCCTGCTGAAACAGTAGAAGCCTTTCGAAATACGATACCTGGTCAGATACGACAGTACTCTGTAAAGGATCGTCGTAGGGTACACCGAGAAGTACTTATGATGCTACTAGATCCGATGAAATTGGGTCATATAAGCCAAATGACAGGCATTCCGGTGGGTGATCTTAGGGGAGCAAAGATTGAAAATCCATCAACGGCGATATTAGTTAATCAAATAGTAGATCTGATAATGGGGGAAGAAGAGGCTATTGACAAAGTGTCAGGGGGAGAAGAAGATAAAAACAAATTATGGGTAGAAAACATAGTAGAAATACTAAACAGCAGCAAAGAAGATCTTATAAAAGATGCTAGTGAGAACTTCTTAGAGAACACCACTGAAATTGAAAGAAATAGTATATTACTTCCTTTGTTTAAATCTCGTGGCTGGGAATGGGATAGTGAAAATAACATATTCCGTAAGATCAGTATGAGTATGCAAGAGCCTGCTGGGTTCCTTCCTCCAAGTCCTGGAGCTCCTCCCGCAGGACCATCTCCCCAGAATCAGCAGCAATTAGCAGCAGTCACTCCTTTCTTAGGAGGTCAAGGTAATGTCTAATTCTACTTTAAGGGATAGACGAAGACTGTCAATGGCTTTTTTAGATAGCCTTAAGACAGCTAATCCTGAGCAAGATCGTGGGGCTTGGGCTGAGCAAACTGTAGCTAATTTAAAACTAGAAGCGGCACAAGAAAGCGAAAGAGTTGATCCTTTCTGGGCACTGCCTCCTAAATCTGATTGGGGGTCTTCTATGACTCTTACTACAGAGCAGTGGGAGGCTTATAAAAAAGCTTTAAATTCAGTAAAGAGAAGTGATTTAAGAATAGACTACATGGCAGAAAAACAACCTGAGCTGAAAGAAGAGTATAAACAGTTTATAAAGGATTATGATCAGCCTATTGGATTTTATAATGTAGTTGGGCCTCTCTTTGACACTTTGATATCTACATCCACTGCAGTTCCCACAGGGCTAAGTACTGGGCTAGATAGTTCGAGTGTTTGGGATGGATTTACTGCTGCTGTTAATGAGCCCCTGACTGGATACTCTCGTCTTATACCTGGAGGCTACGAAGGAAAGAAAGCGCAAAGAATAGGATGGACAGATCTTGGGTCTAAGTATGGGATGTATAATGTGGTTGATCCTTTCCAGGATCCCTTAAGTTTGTACCCTAAGAGTCAGCTCGATGCAGCTAAAAATTGGGCTGGCCTTTTAGTGCTAGATATGGTAATAGATCCCTTAAATTATGTTCCAGTACTTGGAATAGTGCAAGGTGCTGGTAAGCTAGCGAAGGGCACAGAAACTCTTCCTGGGGTAAAGCAGCTTAAAGGACTGGCAGATGAGTTCTTTAAGACTAATAAAGATTTACCTGACGCTATAAGAAAACCATTAATAGATTTAAAGAATAAATTCGGAGCTAAAGCGCAGAATGAAGCTGTTCATATATTAGATGAAATAGATGCTATGATGGTGAATATGGAGCCCTTACAAAAAAGGGTTCTAGCTACTCTCATGGATCAACCCGAGTTTATGAAAGAGCAGGTTGAAGCTCTAGTAAAAGGAGAAAAGCTTACACAACTTCAGGCTGATGAAATCCTAGCAAAGGCTGACGTAATCCTAGCATTTACGAAACGCTTATTCGATGCTGAGGTTAATGCACCACTTGGTGGGCTTATAGATGAGAATATGCTGAGGGATGTTTACCTGCACGGCACAGAAGCTAAGGACCCCAGGCTGATAAAGGCTTATGAGAACGCAGCTGCTAGAAATAGATCTCAGTATGAAACTACTACCGGAGAAGGTTCTTTCCTACCTGGTCTTAAGGTTCCTATGGGAGCAGCTGCTCCAAAAACATATAAGAATCAACTTGAAAGAGTTCTAGCTTCTATAGAAGGCGGTAGAACTACTGAGTTAAGTATAGATAATGTTCTTAAGTCTCGTAGCCTGATGCACGTTCTTCATATGAACTCTCGTAGTTTTGCTGAAGCAGTTCTTACTAACCCAGAGCTATCTCATAAAATAAACTTGCCAGAGTTTTTCTACCAAGGAAAAGGCAAGGTAGATGGAATGAACTGGGAACAGTGGCAACAACACTATACAGAGCAAACTGGAAGAGTTATAAAGACCATAACTAAAAGAAAACTTATAGATGGAAAATCTGTCGAGGAAGTAATAGGAGCATGGGGAGTTCCTCCAGAAGTAAAACAGTTTATAGAATATGGAGAACAACTTGCAGGAAACGCGGGGAACTTTAAAAAGTTTTGGGAATCTTTTGATGATATAACTAATATATGGAAAGGTTGGGCAACCTGGGGTACTGGTTATCATGCTAGGAATACTCTTAGCATTATGAATAGTAACTGGGCTGCAGGGGTAGGAAGAGCGCCAGACGGAACCTGGGATGTGGCAGAGTTTATGCTCAGGAATCTACAAGCTGTTAAGCTTATGACTATGGCTAACGGAGCAGGCAGGCTTCCAAAATGGATGAAAAAGGTAACAGACAGAGTAGCTAAAAAGTATGGCTGGGATAGTTTGGACGCTGTTCCGTTAAATTTTAATGGGCCTGATGGAAAGCCTTTAAGCTATGCAGAAATAATAGAGCTTGGAGAGAACTTAGGTGTTCCGCAGTCTGCTACAAGGTTGTTTAATGTAGACCCTGGAGTTTCAGATGCGCTGTGGGGAGGAGCTGCAGGAGATTTAACCACTCTGAAAAGCACTGATGTTCCTAGACTAACAGAACTAGGAGCAGATCCAGATGCTTTAAAGGCTTTAACCTTTGGAGAAGAAGCTCCTATCAACTATAGAGAAGTTATAAAAAGAACTGTTGGTACTGAGAATCCAGCTTTAAAACTTAATAGAGGACTTTCCCAGATAATAGAAAATCAAGGGAGGTGGACTCTATTCATAGATAGCCTTGCTAAAGGGATGCCTCCAGAAGTGGCTGCAGCTAAACCTCGGTTGTGGCACTTTGATTATAGAATGCTAACAGAGATAGAGAAAAAGGCATTTCGAAGAATCATGCCCTTCTACGCATGGCAGAGGTTTGCAGCTCCTCGTATGGTAAAGGCCTTAGTTGAAGATCCTGCACATATGGCTAAGATTCCTAAGACTAAGGAAGCCATAGAATCCTTATACCCAGAGTTTCAAGAATCTGAGGTTCCAGACTATTGGGATGAAGTTTTAGCGTGGCAGATTCCTTGGGTGGTAAAAGATCAAGAAGGAGAAGTAAAGCCTGTATCATTAACCTTTGAACTTCCTATATTAGAGCTTAATAAGGGTAACTCTAAGGATATCTTAAGTTCAATGAATCCTATTATTACAGCTCCTCTTGAAGCTGCATTTAACTGGAATATATTTATGGACCAACCTGTGACAATGATAGAGGGACAGTGGAGTCCTAGGTATGAAGGTCCAGAAGAAGAAGCTGCAGAACGGAGAAAGGATCTTCTATTTGGACAGTTTGGGATAGGTACTAAAAAGGGAGAGTTTCTATGGTCTAAACTATTCCCTCCTGCAGGTAAGGCCTTAAGATTTCAGGAAGCTCAAGCTAAAGGAGAAGCTGGGGCTCAGCTTATGTCTGAGTTATCAGGAGTTAAAGCTAGGTTCTTAGATATACAAAGGGTGTATAGAGGGGATATATACAGAAGGAATAAAGCACAACAAAAATTTTGGAAGATGTTAGAACAGAGAGCTTTAGATGATCCAGAGTTTGCACAATTATTTCCAGAACTTGTAAAAATGAATCCTAAATTTACAGTACCTTTTTTACCTTATGCCCCTCAAGAAAAGTAGAGACTAGAAATGTATACTAAAGATACCTGGCCTAGTGATCGCTGGCCGAACTTTAGCTTTAATGAGATTGCTTGTCAGGAAACTGGTGAGTGTGAGATTAACGAAGACACAATGGATCGCTTACAAGAACTAAGAGACCAGTATGGAAGAGGGCTTAGAATCTCTTCTGGTTACAGGTCCCCTAGTCATAGTATCGAGGCAAAAAAGAAAGATTCAGAGGGAAACCCCAGGCCCGGTGCTCATGCCACAGGTAGAGCCGTTGACATAGCTATTAGAGGGGAGGACGCTTTTATGGTCCTTGCTCTAGCTACCGTTCTTGGCTTCACCGGAATAGGGGTTTCCCAGGTTGGAGAGAAGAGATTTCTGCACCTAGATGATATACAACTTAGTGATAACTTCCATGCACATAGACCTATTGTTTGGTCCTATTAATAGCTATTATTAATTGGTTCTTTAATTCTTCAGGTCTATTTTCTACTAAGTCGATGACCAGGTTTACGAACTCCTGGTCGTCGACTAGGTGCATTACACCAAATATTAGTTTATCTTTAGTTGCACTATCCATTTGTAAGCGGATCATCCTCTTCATTTTTCTTAGCGTACTTACTCTCAGGAGCTATGATATGTAAGGCATGAACAAACTCATGCCAGAGTTCTTTTTCTATAACTCCTTCTGAGCGTCTAATATATTCATCTATAATATTTACTGCTCCTTCTCTTCTATGAAGATGATGTTCCTGTGGCATAATAGCTCTCCTATGTTACAGGTATTATAAGTTTCTTAATAATGTCTATCTTTATATGTCCCATCTGTTCCAGGGATTGTATAGCTTCTCCGAACTGACTAAAGCTAGCATCACTCTGTAGGGCCTCAGCAACGACAGCAGTCTCTGTAGGGCCGAGGTCTCTTACTATATTAAGTATACGGAACTGGATACCAGCTAAGGGATTAGCTCCCACCCCCGCAAAGACCTGAGACATATTCTTCTCAGCACCTTCAAGGACTTTGATAGCTTCTTTAAGATCAATAGGAGTTATTATTTTATCGTCCCCTCTAGCCGCTGATATAATCATACTGAGTTTAAATAAATGAGTTGGTCTTCGCTGAACATAATACTCCATACGGTAATCAGTAAAGATTGCCTCATCTTCGCTGTGCTCATACCAGTCATAGTAAACATCCTCAGCATCTGGCAGTACAGTAAAGTCCCCGCTCAGGTTCCTAACTCGTCCGAGGTCGTGGAGGAGGGGTTCCAAGAGTTGGTCCTCGAGTGTCGGCTTCCGAACAAGCTTCCCTTTATTATGCTCATAAACAAAGACAACCCGGCTAGTAAAGCCAGAGCCAACAGCATCTTCAGGTAGTGACGCTTGAAGCTGCCCTGGCGTGGTCGCCCCCATAAGGTTACACCAAACATTTGGAACTTCCTCCTTACCTCTTTGTAAAGTGTCATACACATAGCGCGGCTCGCAGTCATACCATTTGCAAAGCATCGCTAGTAATTCTTTAGCGCCATATCCAAGGAATACAGTTAGCTCACTAGAATACAAAGTCATACTGGAATGGAAAGTTATTCTCCCCAGGTCATCCTGGTCTGCGACTCCCATTTCTTGAAGGCTCTTAACAAGTTTCTGTCTGGAGCTTTCGTCTGCCGAGACCGCTATTCCAATTTGGTCCAGTAAGTCTTTACCAGTCCTCATCGCTGTTCCCTTCCTAGCCGCGGGAGGGCCGACAAGAACTATATACATATTAGGGAAGAATGTTTCGCTCCCCCAGTCTAGTTTGCATTTCCTTTGAAGAGCGCTTGCCATTGTAGATATCGCTACCCATCTACGATAGCTTTCTGGAGGCTCTGTATTGTCTGTATATTTGACAAAGGCCTCAATCCAGTCATCAAGCCGCCTGCTCCCTGACATAAATTTCCAGCTCCTCGGCCAACTTATCATCGTTAGTATTGTCTACATACTGGGCTTTCCATTCAAGCATTTTCTTCTTATCATAGCTGAAGCCAAGCTCCGTATCAGCAGGAATGGAGAATGATTGTCCCCTCCAAGCGATAGGTTTCTCGAGGCTAGACTTAACAGCATTTATGATCTCTATGATTCTTTCATAGCCCACTGACAAAGGAATCTGGTAGCGAATAGAGTCATGAATAGTGTTAAGGAATTGTACTTCTGGAAATAAATCTTGTCGGTCATAGATGAATAAGACACCATCCTGGTTCATCTTCTCTGCAACAGTAGATTGAGGACAGTAGCTATAGGCTACCTTAAATAGCTCATGTCCCCATCTGTCAAGGAAGATTCTTTTTCTCCCATAGCAATTAACAAGAGTTCGTGCTTGACGACTGAGTTCCTCACGTACTGAGTTGTGCCACTGACGCACTCCAGGATATACAGAGTGATATCTGTCCACAATAAACTTCGCTTGCTTCTCAGGCATCTGATAGATTAATGCGAAGGACTTGTATCCTAGGTCATAATTTAGACCGTGGTTCGCTTTCTTTCCATCAGACCTTTGATCGTCAGTTACTTCGTCAATAGGAACTTCAGCTATCAATGATCCAGTTTGTTTATGAATGTCAATACCTTTCTCGAAAGCATTAATCATTCTGTTTTCACCAGAGATATAAGCAACCACGCGGTTCTCTGCCTGGCCTAAGTCCTGGTTTATAAGAATATGATCTGGGTCTGCAAGCATCATTGCCTGAGTTTCCGGCGGCTGATTTTGTAGATTCGCTCCAGTTCCCCTAATAGTCTTTGAGCTAGATATTCGTCCCTGCTCAGTTCCTATCGGGTTAAAACTGCAGCGCATTCTACCGTCCTCATCCAGTTTCATATTATAGTAAGTCCCGAGCATCTTACGTTCGCGCCTTAGCTGCAGTATGATGTCAGCTTCCTTATGCCCATTCATCGCCAGGCGTTTAAGAGCCTTGTCATCGACAGATATAGATCCCTTACGTGTGTAAGGTTTCAAACCTTTGTCTACATAGAAGTATTCTTTCAGTTGTTTTGGAGAATTAGGATTTAGATCATTTCGTCCAGAAGCCTCAGCTAAGTCTCTAGTCAAAGAGTCTATCCGTTCATTACAAAGCTCTCCCGCTTTCACCATACCTTCAGTATCCATACGTATGCCTTTGTTACCTGCATACACAAGGGGATGTAGTAGAGACTTCTGTCGGTTATAGGTAATCCAGTTTCCCATACGCTCAAGTTCTTTAGTCTGCTTGGGGAAGATCTCCATAAGAACTGCCGCGTCCATAGCGTTATAGCGGCGAAAGATTTCTTCAGAAGCAAAGGGGTTCTTGAACCATTCCTTCCCATCATCCTTGTAGTAAGGTTCTCCATCACAGTAGAGGGATACAAGGAAGTCCAGGCCTTTGGGAAAGTCTGGGAAAAGTATTCCTGCAGCGATCATAGTGTCATGAAGCGGTGATACATGAACTCCATACTTGTAGTACATAAACGTAGCGTCGAAAGAAAGGTTCTGTCCGATCTTGAAGACATTAGAATTTTCCAGGACCTCAGCGATCTTGACCATGATAGCGGCCTCTTGATCTGGTGTCCAGTAGTCCTTCATACCTTCAACAAAGGGGATACATATAGCGACACTAGGGTTAATGGCGAAAGCTATGTGGCTTAACTCTTGCCCTCTGATTTCAATGTCGTAAGCTACAGACTCAGCTTTGTTACAGGTGTCTAAGAAGCTCATCGAGTCTGCGAAAGAAGGATTTAGTATGAGATCCCTGGTTATATATTTGACCTCAGGGAACTCAGCTTGGTCCTTAGCTCTACGCAAATCGTTGACTATACTATAACGAGCTAAGTATTCTCTCAACGCCGCAGCTGGATGGATGCAAGGAATAACCTTACGACCTTTTAGAAGTGTAGAAGGAACAACACTCCCTCGTTGTTTAGTTATAGGCGTTAGCCCTGTCAGTGCGTAAGTAGGGACGTTTCCTAAAGTTAATATGACATTAGCCTTAGTTGTATCTATTCTGGCAGCTAGAGACGACTGGGCTTTTATGAATTGCTCAGTCTCTGTGACAGTCTTTGCGAACTTTATATAAGGAGACAAATCATTGCCGGCAGGCCTGAACTGAAACACGTTATCGAAGTAGACTTCATCCCTTGCGATACCTGCATTTCTAAGAAGATCGTCCAGTAACCTGCCAGCTGCTCCGATGAAAGCTCCGCCCCTTTGTTCTTCTTCTGCACCAGGAGCTTCGCCAATGATAACGTACTTGGCTGTCTCTGGATTGCCTGAAGAGTAAGGTGCTAGACTCATATTTATCCTTTCTTAAGAATAGCTTTGATAGTTATTAGGCTCTCCACGCTGAACCTTAGCCATGAATGAGTTACGATATTCCTCACTAAGGTCAAAGCCAAAGCCGCTCATTCCATAGTTGGCCGCAGCTAGGAGAGTGTTTCCGCTACCTAGAAAAGGTACTAAGACTCTTTGTCCAGGTGCGCAGAAGGTTTTCAGAACTTCTTCTATCATCTCAATAGGACGCTCGGTCGGATGAACTTTATGTTCGCTGTGAATAGTCTTGAAGCTAAATACATTAGAGCGTCCGGCCTGGTAGATAATAGGGTTCCCTTTCTTTGCATATAAAAAAGGCTCGTAGCTAGATCCTAGTCGCATCTCAGGATTATGTGTTTGGCCAGGGCCATTCTTAGTCCAGATAGCTGGTATCTTTTCAACTTTAAATCCAGTCTCTTCAAGCAGAGATTTGATCATAGGATAGTATTGAATAGCGTGCCAACAGATTAGCCAACTGGAAGGAAACATAACACGGTAGCATTCTTGAAATAGTTTCTCCAAGAACTCTGGATATTCATTCTCATCTACTTCATTATACGTAGCTAGGTCATCCCTCTTACCGTACTTAATGTTCTTAAGATCAATAGCATAAGGAGGATCTATCTCAACTGCGTGGACAGCGGAGTCGGGAACATTTGCTATCCCTTTAAAGAAGTCTCCCAGGATGTAGCTATTAACAAGAGTCTTTTTATGAGACTCTCCCTGGTCCTTTAGAACTTCTGCCTCGATATTCTTTGTTATAGTTTCTTCTTCTTCTTTTCTTTCCAGGCGTTTAAGAGTTCGAAGAGCTTCGCTTTTATTCTTGGCATCTTCTAATACCTCTCCATGTTTCTCCAGGCCTGCGGCTAGTTGCCTGTCACGAGAAACACTCATAGCACTCTTACCCATTAGCTCAGCAGTGTCAGCCGCGCTGTGGCCTTCGCTTGGGCCTGCAGCTTCTCCATGCTGTTCTATCTTAAGGCGATGGATCTCTTCAGTTAGCCAGACTTCCTCCTTCCAGTCCAGGTCTTCTCGAGAGACATTCTCCATTAGTTCGATCTCTCTATAGTCCAGGTCCGAAAGGTCTTCAGGATACACACGGGCAGGAATAGATGTTAGCTCTCCGAACACAGCCGCGGAGTATCGACGTCCTCCAGCTAGTAGCAAGAAAGGTTTTTCTTCTAGTGAAGTTCTCTTGACTGCTATAGGAGATATAACTCCTTTTTCCTTAAAGTCTTTTGCTAGTACATCCAGGTCCTTGTAATTCTTTCTAGCTCGATCTCCGAACTCTATACATTGGAGTTCTATATTTAGCAATTCTATCTCAGCCACCAGCCATCTCCAGTAGTTTACGGATCTGATCATCGGAGACTTTACCCAGAGGATTCTTCTTCTTAGCTACCCTTTTAGGAGTTGCTGGTTTAGAACGATCCCTGCGCCTCGTCCGAACAGCCATTATGTGTTCAAGCAATTTGGAACTATCCATTTGAAGTATTCCGAACTGCTCGCTTTTTAGATCAGCCATGCCTGCTCCTTCTCCATAACAAATTGTTAGGGAGTTGTATCGTCTGCTATAGGTTCGCCTTTCTGTACCAGGTCAGCAGCCCTTATCCGCTGGCCTAGCAAGGCTTCCATTGTAGGACCGGGGTCTCTCTGAAGGTCTTTTGTAAAACCTTTAATGAGAGCTTGATAAGCATACTTCCTCATACCATGAGGTAAGAACTTACAAAGTATCTTATGGTCCTCCTCATCAATTTCAAAGGTTAGTCTCATTAGTTAACTTTCGTTTACGAGTAAGTAAAAAGAGAGACGCCTATGCTAGCGCGCCTCCCAATTTCGTGCCTTTTAATAATTACTTGCGGACAATGAAGCGCCGAACTCCATTTTGAGGAGAGCCGTCCAGGCCTTCTTCCTCAGAGATCAGTGCCCAGCATTCCTTGCCGAGGAGATCGTCAGTGTCCAGGTTGTTACCGTCCACGCCCACCGAGTCCAGGAAGCCGGCTATCCTGTTGAGCTGCTTGGTGTAGCGCTTGGGATCATCAGCCTTGAGTTCCGCGTTAGGAATTGGAAGCCAAACCCGAATGTCGTCCACGAGAGGATCCTCAGGACAATCGAAGACCAGGGCCAGGTTGCTACGAGACGGATCGTTCCGGTTCGGAGTGACATCAGCACGGCTGACTCGGAGCATGGCTTCCTGGTTGTCGGGCAGGGTCTTCAGGTCTTCGCGTTCGTCGAGGTTCAGATCAAGAATACTCATCGGAGTTTTCTCCATGTTAGAGTTAGAAATAGCATTAGCATTAGAAAGGGACTTGACTTGTCCATCGGTCTGCGCCGAAAGGGTTAAGATAAAGTAGGCCTATCATCTGTTGGCCTGCCTGCTTTTTTAAGCAGGGCTTTGATGTCAGGAGTCTCCGAGCTTTCAAACTTTCCTCCGCCCATTCTTGTTTCGGCTTTATAGTAACCGTCATTACGGGTCAGGAGTTCGTAAGCCACACCCGAGGAACTCGATTTGACTCTTGTCACATACTTCTCATCAAAGACAAGCGGGACTTTCTCACTGAGCTTCCCATACATCAGAAGTCCAGTTTCCATCTTGCCACTTACTTCATCCTTCATCAGACC